ACTTTTAGAAGCACGGCAAAACGATTACAAGGACGAGATCGTACTTGCGATACTTACACTCCCCATCGTGGTGCTCGCTTGGTCGGTCTGGACAGAGGATCCGGCGGCTATGCAGAAGATAGAGATCTTTTTTGAGTATTTTTCTAACCTTCCAAAATGGTTCACTAATTTATGGATTCTTGTCGTAGCGAGTGTTTTTGGAATAAAAGGAACGCAGATATTCCGTAATGGCGGAGGAAAAAAATAAGTTGCGTTATATTAACAAATAGAATAGGAATTAACATTATGGCTAAGAAATTATTAAAGAAACTAGGAAAAGCAGCAGCAGTTGCGGCAGCACTTTATGGTGCTACTAAACTAGGTAAAAAAAAACCGGGAATAAATATTGAAAATGCTAGAGGCGCTAACTTAAGAGGAAAATTAGCATCAGCAATGCCTGGTAATTTATCTTCTGATATGGGTAGTGGAGATAAAAATCCTTTTTTGGGAGATCCCAAAAGATTTGAATACCCAATGAATTATAAAAAAGGTGGTCGTGTTACTGGAATTGCAAAACGTGGTTTTGGTAGAGCATTAATGAAGGGGAAAAAATAATGAGACAAAACGGAGTAAGAAGCAATGTCAGATTTCCATACGGAAGTGGTATGAAGAAAGGTGGCAAAGTTAAAAAACAAGGTTACAAAGATAGAAAAGACGAATCTATTGCAATGAGAATTAAAAAGAAAAGAACCCCTGCACAATTAAAAGCAAGCAGAGATGAGTCTTACGGAAGATTTGGAAGTAAAGCTAAAAAATCTGGTAAAATCAATAAGTAATGCCTCAATTTTTTGATTCTACAGCATCCTTTCCTATGAAATCCAAAAGAAGGGAATACGCTTCTGGTGGAAGAGTAGCTGCTAAAGATGGTAAGTGGATTCAATCAGTTAATAAATCAATTGAGAAAAGAGGAACGAAAGGAAAATGTACTCCTATTACTAAACCAGGATGTACAGGTAGAGCTAAAGCTTTAGCTAAAACATTTAAAAAAATGGCGAGAGAAAGAAAATCAGCCTAATGAGAAGAGTCTTGATAGACGCATTAGAAAAACAGTATGAGGCAGAAATAGCAGCAGCCGATGCTACTATTAGATTACTATTAGAAAATTCAGTTGGGGTTAGTGAACATCTTAATCATCAAAAAGAATTAGATTGTCAGTTACATAAAATTGCAACAGCAGAAGAAAAATTACAAGTATTAAAAGATTACAACATACCTAAAGGAGAACTGTAATGGCTAAACGAGGTTTATACGCAAACATTCATGCTAAAAGAAAAAGAATCAAAGCAGGTAGTGGAGAAAAAATGAGAAAGCCTGGAAGTAAAGGCGCTCCTACTGCTAAACAATTTAAACGATCTGCAAGGACAGCTAAAAAAAGATAATGGCTAAAACTGCAGCATGGCAAAGAAAAGAAGGCAAGAATCCAAAAGGAGGATTAAATGCTAAAGGTCGTGCAAGTTATAAAAAAGGAACTTTAAAAGCACCTAGCAAAAAAGTAGGTAATAAAAGAAGATCTAGTTTTTGTGCTAGAATGGGGGGTATGAAGAAGAAACTAACATCAGCTAAAACAGCTAGAGATCCTAACAGTAGAATCAATAAATCCCTAAGAGCTTGGAACTGTTAATGCCTTTTAGGTCAGAAAAACAACGTAGATATCTCTGGAAAAATGAACCTAAGATTGCAAAAGAATGGACAAAAGCTTATGGTAGTAAGCCAGTGCCAAAAAAGAAAAAGAGAAAAAAGAAGAAATAATGGAAGATTTAGTATTTATAAGTAAAGTTAAAAGAATCATTAAGATGAGACATGATGATGTGGTCGCAGCTATGGTTTCCGGCGGTATTGACAATATGGAGAAATATCAATATATGTTGGGACAGATACGAACATATCAGTATCTGAGTCAGGAAATATCCAGCCTGCTTGAAAAAAAGGAGCAAAAAGATGACGGAACAGTTATTAGCATCAAACCCGACGGAGGTTCCAAAACGTAAGGAAGCTCTCCAGGAAAAATACGATAAAGAACCAGAAAAACCTAAAAAAGATTTAACAGCAGAATCAGCTAAATTACCCAAACCTACGGGTTGGAGACTTTTAGTTTTACCTTTTAAAATGAAGGATAGAACCAAAGGCGGTATTATTATAACTGATGATGTTGTTGAACGTGCACAAGTAGCATCGACTTGTGGACTTGTTCTAGAAGTGGGACCCGATTGTTACAGAGATAAAAAAAGATATCCTGAAGGCCCTTGGTGTAAAAAGGGTAGCTGGATTATTTTTGCTAGATATGCCGGATCCAGAATTAAAATAGATGGGGGTGAAGTTAGACTTTTGAATGATGATGAAGTTCTAGCGACCGTGGAAAACCCTGAAGATATATTCCACGATATTTAAACATAGGAGGAACTATGCCAGAAGCAAAAGAAGAAGTAAAAAAAGAAGAACTAATTGATGTTGGTGATGCTAACGAAAAAGCCACTGAGATTGATTTAGAAAAAGAAGAAGGAGGAAAAGTTGAAAATGAAACAAGTAATCAAGACGATAGTAAGTCCGATGACACACCTGAGAAATCTGATGAGTCAGTGGATGTTCGAGATAGTAAGGACAACGAAGAACCAGTTCAAGAGAAAAAGGAAGAAGTAAAAGAACCAGAACAAAAGAAAGAGATGGAAGAGTATAGTGATGGCGTTAAAAAACGTATTGCTAAACTTACCAGAAAAATGCGTGAAGCAGAAAGACAGAGAGAAGAAGCTGTTACTTATGCTAAACGTATAATGAAAGAAAGAGATCAGTTAAGTTCTCAAGCCGTTAATTATGAAAAAGACTACACTTCAGAAATGGAAGGTAGAATTACTTCATCATTAGCAGCTGCACAGGCTAAGTTAGCAGCTTCAAGAGAAGCTGATGATAAGAAAGCTGAAGTAGAAGCTTTAACTGCAATCTCTCAACTAGGTTATGAACAAGGTAAACTTGCGGAAATCAAAAGTAGACAGAAAATGGAAGAAACTGCTGCTAAAGAGAGACCACAGGTTCAACAACCGGTTCAACAAAGACCTGCTGCACCGGATCCTAAAGCGGAGGATTGGGCAGATAAAAATGATTGGTTTGGGCGTGATAACGCTATGACCTACACCGCTTTTGATCTTCATAGGAAGCTTACTGAAGAAGAAGGATTTGATCCAAAATCAGATTCTTACTACGAGGAAATAGATAAAAGAATAAGACTTGAATTTCCTCAGAAATTTGGTAAGGTGACGCCAACGATTAGTAAACCTACACAAAACGTTGCCTCTGCAACGCGTAGTTCAAAGACTAGCCGCAAAACTGTGAAACTCACATCGTCACAGGTAGCAATCGCTAAAAAATTACGAGTGCCACTTGAAGAGTATGCAAGACAATTACAACTCACGAAGGAGGAATAAGCATATGAAAAAAGAAAAAGAACAATCTTCCCGTGCGAGCCAAACTAGAGCTAAGACTTTACGTAAACAAGTTTGGACTCCACCATCGTACTTAGATACACCTAACGCGCCAACTGGGTTCAGACACAGATGGGTCAGGGTAGAAATTCTAGGATACGTCGACACGAAAAACGTACAAGGACGCTTAAGATCCGGGTACGAATTAGTAAGAGCCGACGAATATCCAGAAGATGACTATCCAGCAATACCAGACGGCAAGTATTCAGGGGTGATCGGGCACGGAGGCCTTGTCCTGACAAGGGTACCAGAAGAGATCGCGCAAGCAAGATCTGATTATATGGCTAAATTAGCTAATGAACAGTTGCAAGCAGTAGATAACGATCTAATGAAGGAACAGGATGGAAGAATGCCTATCAATATTGATAGACAGTCTCGTACAACCTTCGGTGGTAAGAAAAGTTAATTTTTTAACAATTCCAACCAACGATTTTTATTAACCGTAATTTACAAAAGTAAATTACATTTGGAGAAAAACTATGGCTAACCAAAGTACAACAGGTTTCGGATTGAGACCTTTAAGAAAAGTTGGTCAGAATGACAATAATGGCGGTTTGGGTGAATTCCAAGTTGCTGCAAGTGCTACGGCTATATACCACAACGATCCGGTATTATTAGCTGCAAGTGGATACGTAACAGTATCTGCTGCTGGCCCTGTGGTAAACTACGTGGGTTCGTTTAATGGCGCTTATTATGTTGATCCTACTACAAGTAAACCTACATGGTCGAACTATTTGCCAAGTGTTGCTGCTATTGCTGACGTTTTAATCAATAGTGACCCACAGCAAATGTTTGAAATAAGAACTGCATCGGCTACGCCGGGCAGAGCTTCCATTGGGGGAACTGCTGATATTGCAACTTATGTCGCTGGTGCTGCACCGAATTTCATTTCGCGTGTAACCATGAGTGGTACAGTCGCAACTTCGATCAGTAATCCACTTAAAGTAATAGGAATCTCTAGAGATCCAAACAACCAAGACACGTCTGTCGCTGGCTGTGTGTACAGAGTAATGCTCAATGCACATATCTTAGGCAATAACGTGGCTGGTATATAAGGAGTATAAATTATGGCTATATCACGTAATCAACTAGTTAAAGAACTAGAGCCAGGTTTAAACGCTTTGTTTGGCCTGGAGTACAAACAGTATGAAGATCAGGGAGCTGAGATTTATACTACTGAGTCATCTGACAGAGCTTTTGAAGAAGAAGTAATGTTATCAGGTTTCGCGGGCGCATTAGTAAAACCAGAAGGTTCTGGAGTTGCTTTTGACCAAGCGCAAGAAACTTTCACAGCAAGATACACTAACGAGACTATCGCTCTCGCTTTTGCAATCACTGAGGAAGCTATTGAAGATAATCTGTATGACAGACTTGCTTCTAGATACACGAAAGCACTAGCAAGATCGATGGCAAATACTAAACAAGTTAAAGCTGCATTTCCATTGAATCAAGGTCTACCTGGCGTAGACAATTTTGATTCAGGCGATTCAGTTTCATTGTTTAATGTTTCACACCCTACAGTAGCGGGTACTTTTAAAAATACCCTAACTACTCAAGCGGATTTAAACGAAACTTCATTAGAGCAAGCGTTAATTGATATCGCTGCGCTAACTGATGAAAGAGGTTTAAAAATCGCTGCAAAAGGTGTGAAAATGATTGTCCCGTCTGCTGGTCAGTTCACTGCTGAGAGATTGATGAAATCTCAAGGTAGAGTAGGAACTGCAGATAATGATATCAACGCTGTTAAGTCTATGGGAATGATTCCTCAAGGTTATAGAGTGAATAATTTCTTAACTGACACAGATGCTTGGTACATTACTACAGATGTACCTAATGGAATGAAACACTTTGACAGAGCACCTCTTACAACTAAGATGGAAGGGGACTTTGACACTGGCAACGTTAGATACAAAGCTAGAGCAAGATACGTTTACGGCGTGTCTGACCCTAGAGGTATCTTCGGTGTTGAAGGTGCGTAATACCTAAGAAAATTAGAAATGAGGCGGCCTCAAAATCGCCTCATTTTGACAATAAAGATAGAAATTACCTATGAAAAACTTCCGAGTACAAATCCGATATCATGGCTATTATGCTGACTTCAATGTTAAAGCTGAAGATAATGCTAATAGTATTGAAAAATCTATCCTTGACAAACTAGGAGAAAATGCGGTAAAGTTTGAATCTGATGGATTTACTGCTAAACGTGGTAAGTGGATTACATACGAGGAAATTGTATATGACACTAGACCTGTACAAACAAAAGAAGTCCTTGGAGTTAGATTGGGAGCAGGAGTATAACGAATCGGGTAGGTATACTCTTAACATGGTTAAGATTGATGATAAGATTAAAGAGATCGTCACTGAAATCAAGTTAGAAGAAGCAAAGGTTGCTCACCGAATAAACAAGATCGAAGATTCTCGGGCTGAAGTTTCGATAGCTACTTAAACGCTATCAAAAATCATACAAAACCTACAGGATCACTTGCGCCAAATTTAAATTTGGGGTATAGCTTATTTAGTATACAATTATTTATAGAACGTAAACGAGTATACTCGACGGCCTAGAGATTACGTTCACTAACTAGGAGGATTATAATCATGGCAACAACTACATTTTCGGGACCGATAAAAGCGGGAACGATTAAATATACTACTGGTACTACACTTGGATATGATGTTAAAAACACAGGACAAGTGGTAATGGCACAAACGTTTTCAACAGGTACTGCACTTGCGAGTGGAGCTTCTGCGGCAAACGCTACAACTGTCGTTATTCCAGCTAACTCACAAGTTATTGATATCGTACTTGATAAACCAACCGTAATGGCTGGTGCTACGTGCGTTTTCAGTATTGGAGATACAGTTGGTGGTAACACTTCTTTACTCAACTCATATTCAGTTACAATCGCTTCAGGAGTTGGACGAGCATATCCAACAACAGAAGCCGGTGGTGCATTGGCTTGGGCTGACACAGGAACTGCAGACCTAAAATTGACGTGGACAAGTACTGGTGCTACTTCAGCAGGTGAAATTAGAGCTACTATTTTGTACCAACAAAATAATAATCTAAGCTAATAAAATAATGTGAGCTCCTTCGGGAGCTCACTTAACAGGAGATTAAATTATGAGTGGATATTCAGTAGACGTAAAATCAACGCATTTAACAGCGTCAGGAGATGTCTTCGCAGGTCCAGCTAGAGTTCTTGCAGTTTATTATTGCAGTGAAGCAGCTCTTGGAACTATTGTAATCAGAGATGGTAGTGTAACAGCAACTGTCCTTGCTACATTCGATGTACCAATTGGTGGCACAAGTGCCGGAGAACCCGCGGTTTATCAAATAGAAGTTCCAGGTAATGGACTCTATTGTCCAAACGGTGCTTATGCTCAGTTAACAGGTGGTGTAGATAAAGTTACTGTCTTCTACGGTTAGGAGGAATTGTGGCTAACACTACTTCTAGATCATACACTTTCGACAAAACTCTTCCAATTGATGAGATTGTAGAAGAGGCTTACGAAAGAATTGGTTTACAAAACGTTTCAGGTTATCAATTAAAAACCGCTAAAAGATCTTTAAATATTCTATTTTCTGAATGGAGTAATAGAGGACTTCATTATTGGGAAGTAGCTAATCAAGGTTTTACATTAGTTGAAAATCAAAATGTTTATACTACTTATAGATCCCCGAGCGATGGTGCTTCAAACGGATTAACTACAACTTTATCTTCTACTATTAATTCTTCTGTTACTGATATTCCTTTAGCTAGTGTTACTGATATGCCTGGTGAAAGTGAAGGTGGTGGAACTATTACAGTTGGAAGTGAAACAATTCGTTACACTGGAAAATCTGCAGCAACAGGAGCAGCTAATCTTACTGGAGCTATTCGTGGATCCAATGGAACTACAGCTGCGGGCCATACTAGTGGTGATGCAGTTACTCAACATGCAACAGGAATGGATAACATATTAGAAGTTAATTATAGAATTACCTCTACAAGTATTGATTCTCCTATGAGTGAAGTGAGTCGATCCCAGTATCAAGGTTATTCTAATAAAACAGCAACAGGAACTCCAACTACTTTTTTTATTCAGAGATTTGTTGATAGAACAACTTTAACTATATATCTCACTCCCGGGGCAGCTCAGGATGGAAATAAATTAAATTTCTATTATGCAAGAAGAATTCAAGATGCGGGTGCTTATGGTAATGCAACAAATGTACCTTATAGATTTGTTCCATGTATGACAGCTGGACTTTCTTTTTATTTAGCACAAAAAAATGCTCCTCAAAGAGCGCAGGAATTAAAATTATTTTATGAGGATGAATTGGCTAGAGCCGTAAAAGAGGATGCTGATATTACAAGCACATATATTGCTCCTAAGGTTTACTATCCTAACGCTTAACTATGACTGTTTTTTCTTCAGGTAAATACGCTCTTTCAATTTCAGATCGTTCTGGAATGGCATTTCCTTATACTGAAATGGTGAGAGAATGGAATGGAGCATGGGTACATTTTTCAGAATACGAACCTAAACAACCTCAATTACAACCTAAACCTACTAGTGCAGACCCTCAAGCTTTACAAAGAGCAAGACCTGCAAGAACAGAATTTTCGACTCAAGATTTTTTAGCTTTAGATCCTTTTACAACAGCATCAAATACAACTTTAACTGTAGCTTTTTTAAGAAGCCAGTTAGAAGTTAATGATGTTGTAAGATTTGCAACTGTTCAAAAACCAGTTGGTGGTGTATCGGTTGATAGATTACAAATGCAAACTACTTTAAATGGAAACATTACTGATAGTGCAACAACAATTACGTTAACTGATGGAACTATTTTTCCAACAAGTGGTTTTATAATGATTGAAAAAGTTTTGACTTCAAGTGACACTAGTGATCCATTAAAAGTTGGAACATATCAAAATGAAGTTATTCAATATACAGGAAGGTCTACTCATGATTTAACAGGATGTACTCGAGGAACCTCTTCTCCTTATCGTGGATATACTCCTAAAGCCACAACAGCAGGTGCCCATGATTCCGGAGCCAAGGTCTATGGAGCTTTTACAGTTGCTTCTTTAGTGCAGACGAGTTATGTTAATGATGCTGGTACTACGGTATATGACTATAATAGTTTTACGACAACATTACCTAGTGCAGCCAGTGGTACAGAAACAGGGGGAGGATTTAATTGTGTGATTAGTCCTCTTAATATTGAGAGTTTATAATTATGGCATCAACTTGGACATACGCAACATTAACAACAGCACTTGGAAACTACTGTGAAGTAGACACCAATGTTTTTACAGCTACTATTACAAACGGATTTATTCAAGATGCTGAAAACAGAATTTTATATGATCTTCCTATGGACTCTGATCGTAAGATGGCAACAGGAAGTTTAGTAACAGATGATAATACAATCAATGTTCAAGCGGGAACTCTTTTTGTTAGAGGTGTTGAAGTGTTTGATTCTACCTCTGCTACAACAGGTAATTCAGTTTTTTTACAGAAAAAAGATGTAACATATTTAAGAGAATATGTTTCTAAATTAACAGGTCCTTCTGGAGGTCAAACAGCCCAGGATGTTACAGGACAACCTAAATATTATGCGATGTTTGGAGGAGCTACAGGATTATCTTCTTCTACATCTGGAGGTCTTTTATTAGCCCCTACACCTGATGCGACTTACTCTTTTAGACTGTATTATAACGTTAAACCTACAAGTTTAGTAACGGATACCAGTGGAACTTATTTAAGCCAGTATTTTGCCAATGGTCTTTTATATGCTAGTCTGGCAGAAGCTTTTGGATATTTAAAAGGTCCTATGGATATGTTGACACTTTACGAAAACAAGTATAAACAAGAGGTACAGAAGTTTGCAGGAATGCAACTTGGTAGACGAAGACGAGATGATTATACGGACGGAACAGTTCGTATACCCGTTAAATCACCGTCACCATAATAGGAGATTAATATGGCAATAACATCAGCAATTTGTAATAGTTTCAAACAAGAAATTTTAGAAGCTGAACATAATTTTACTGCATCAAGTGGTAATACTTTTAATTTAGCATTGTATGATAGTGATGCAACTTTAAATAAATCAACAACTGCTTACACAACTTCAGAAGAATTAGCGACTACTGGTGGTTATACAGCAAAAGGAAAAGCACTAACAAGTGTAACTCCTGTGTTGGACAGTGATACAGCGGTTTGTGATTTCAGTCCAAATATTTCATGGACTTCAGCTTCATTCACTGCACGAGGTTGTTTAATTTTTAATGATTCGCATTCAAGTGACGCATCAGTTTGTGC